ACCAAAAATATTTATTTCTCTGCCAAAAACAATTAATGATAAGGGTTGAGGTAAACCATATTTGCATCCTTTAAATTTAGGTCGTCCTTTTATAAAATAAACTTCTCCATGCATACAATACTCATGCCACCAATTAGTATTTGTTCTAGCTGGTAGTAAGCAAACATTAATTGCATTATGCCTTTCTAAAAATGCTTTTTTAATGAAAATTTTCATATCAATAAATGGTGGATTCATCCAATTTATTCCATCCCATTTTTTTGTTAAACATGAATTTTCTAATGACCAAAAATTTTTACATTTGGTATTTTCGGATGATGCACATACATCTCTAGTGAAATGAAATTCATTATTTGCAGGTATAAATATCTCATCTGGTGTTTCCCAAGTTTGGGTTACACTTTCAAATCTATTTTTATCAAAGATTCCCATTTAATGTTTTTCTTTTAAAACAGGACTAAAAGTTTTTATCCAGTTTTCTAATAGAATAGCTATAATAGTTTCATCATCTACAATGATAGATGTATAGTTATAATTGTTAGTTAACACTGTCAAATGATCGAATAATTTTGGTGTAAAAAGAATTATGTCAGGTACATAGTTTTCTTTTACTATTAAAAGAGGTTCTTTGTTATAATAAAGAGCTTCTTTTCTAGCAGTTTTCCAAAACTTCATTAAAGTAGAAGGCCTGCCTAAAAAGAAATTAGCTATACCTAAATCATTATAATGTTTTAATTCAAAGAAAAATCGTTCGATGTATGGATAACCTTCAGGACTAATAGCAGCAATATCACCAGATTCATATATATTTACTTCTTGACGTGATTTCCCTATCGTTGCTCTACCACCACTCATTGAAGATCGCCAGAAAATATTAGGATTGGTAGTATTACTAATCCATAATGATAGTAATCTGCAAATAGCCCGCTCGAATGCAGACCCCTTTTGTTTGCTGTAACCTGGTGCTGCCATAATAGTTTCTAATTAGTTTGTTGGATATATACCTTTAAATGCATTGGGCATAAATAAATGTTCTACAAATGGAGTTTTTGAATTTAATTCAAAGTCTGTTTGTGATACTACTAAATAAAAATCATGATCAACCCATTCTTTATTCAACGATTTTTGCCTATTAACAATTTCTTGTTTAAAAGAATCTTCCCAAATATGAATATTTGGCATTTCAATTACATCATCACTATGCCATTTTCCACTAGATTTATACCAACTTAAATGTACTTTCATAATTATTCCTCATCACTAAACTTTTGAATTTCTTCTGCTTCATCACGCAGGTCTGAATCTAATATTTCGTGTTCTTCTTTACTAAATCTAAACCGAATAATACTGGTAGCTGAAGTTGTATTTATAATTTCAAATTCTTGACCGGAAGATTTTAGCCTTCCTTTTGTTCCTCTTGATAATGGCAAACTCATATTTAATAATTCTATATCAGAATCTTTAAGTGATTCTTTTTCTGAATCACTAGGACCACTTTTTAATGTTTCCCAAATTTTTTGTAATGCGTCAATTTGTTCTTGCGTTGTATCACACGCTGATATACAAATTGTATTTAGATTTGGTTTATTCATAGGTTTTAGAAAATCTTTTAGAGAATCTATTAAATGCTTGCCAAGATTTTCAGCGTTTAATTTATTGTCCAATTTCCCCGCCTTCCTTGGGATGAAGTATTTTCTTATATATTTCGTTTAGTTGTGGAATACAAGTTATAGTAGACTCTAAATATGAAAGACGATGATCTAATTTTTGATTGATTAAATATAGGGCATTTAAATCTGCTGAACTATATCCAATTAATTCCCAAATAATTACACGCAACATTTTATTATCATGTTGCAATGATTTAATTAAAATTAAATACCGTCTAAGAATAGTCAGAAAATAGACAGTAAGTACAAATATACTTATTAAGATTAAATTAATCCACATGAATCTATTAACTCTTCAATAGCTGATTCAAAATGTTTGATTGATGAATTGTTATAAATGATATGATCCCATGGTAATTCATCAATAAATTTTTCACTATCATGAGCATCCCCATCATAACCGGGCCGTTTAATTTTAATTAAAACCCCTCCTAATTCTTTAATTCGTAAAGCTTCATTAGGAAATCTAACATCATCAGAAACTACACGAGATAATCCGGTGAGTTTCCTTTCCCAAGCATTTACCCAAATATTTTCATCTATCATTTTACGACCAAATTCAGTCCCACAAAGTTGCATAATTTGTCTAGGAGTTTTATTACCTAACCAATCACAAGGAATATTTTTTAATGAGCCTTCTAGTTGTTCATTTACCATACCAATTGCACGTAACATATTTTTTAATGGGTCTGCGAATTTAATTAGTTTGTATTCGTATTGAGCAAGAATTAATGCAGCTGTTGTTTTACCAACACCCATATGTCCTGTAATGCCAACTAATAATTTATTCTTCATTGGTTTTTTCTTCTGGTTTTGTTTCTACTAAACCAACATATTTTTTAGCTAATGGACGAAAACCTTCTTCAATAATATCCCATTCAGTTTTTACTTTTGTAGCAACATCAGCGCGGATTTTTAGGAAATCATTGTAATCTTCACTCATAACCTTTTTGACAAAGTTAGTAATAATAGCATCTGTGTTTAATATTTTTTCGGCATGAGTGTATGGTTTATTAATTTCCTTTAGCCAATGTAAATTAGAAGTTAAATCATCTACTCCATATCCTAATAGAATATCAAATTGACACTCTCTAAATGGCATACCAACTTTATTTTTGGTACATTTAGCCTTGACAGTTAATCCAGATATACGTTTTATACCATTTACAGTTTTTTCATTTTTGCTAACTTCGGATAGCCAAACTATCTGACTAGCATTATGATTGAGAGTATTACCGCCTGTTTTAGTTTTCATCGGAAAACGTGAAGTTAATACGTCACGTACTTGATTAACTACAATAGTAGTAATATTTTTCTTTTCTAGACGAGTTACATTACGCCTAAAAAATTCTCCTAACATTCGTACTTTATCTGTACGGTAACTCCCCTCTTCAATGCCCCGTTCTTTCTCTTTTTCGTCTGAAAGAGCATCATATGAATCAATAATAATCATTCCATGATTTTTAGAATTTGCATTAGTAATTTTTTCATCCAGCATATTATGTACATCTTCCATAGTTTCTGCCGGAATGAATTTGAATTTTTCTACTGGAATACCTAATCCAGTGACATAATTTTCATCGAAAGCTGCTTCTGCGTCTACATACCAAATGTATGCGTCTGGATAAGCCATCAATAAATTTACTGACGCTTCAATAGCTAGTAATGTGTTGTGACTTATGAAACCATTCGACCAAAATAAATGAGTATCTGGAATATGATAATCATAGACTTCTACTTTTTCATACTTGTGTTCAATAGTTTCAATAAAATCGAAGTGATAATTTTCTAATTTTAATAAATCTTTATAATAATTAGCATTATAATAATCTTCAAATGGCTCCAACATACTAAGATATTTAGTAATTATCGGTCGTTGAGCATGTGTATAAGAATTTAATTTTAATCGTGGAAAATATTTAATTCCTTTATTTAAAAATTCTGGATGAGTGATTCTACCATTTATAGACCAGCCTAATTTTTCGCGCAATTCATCTCTATCCGCTTCCATTTTTTCTATAAGAAATGGAAATATTTCATAATCCGAATGATGTGCAGCTTTACTTGTTTTATTGGGAACTTTATCAGAACCAATTTCGGTCATAAATTTATTTACATATAATGATGGAATAGCAATCCCCCAATAAGTATGATCTTCATATCCTTTTACAGTTTTAGGTATTCTGGAAGCTACAACACCAAAATTTAATAATAGGATATGTACATCTTGTGCTAATGTTTCTGATGCAGTTGTATAATCAATAGAAATTTGTTGCCAATCAGAATCACAACTAATTAAGGCACGTAAAAATGCCGCTTGAACTGATTTGGGTGATTCTAAAATACAACGTGGAATATACTTATATCTAGCCGTAAATGGACGTTCACCTAATTCAATTAACCATCTAATAAATTCATTTAATTGAACACTACTGATTTGATGTGACCCTAATTGATGATTATTACTATGCTCGATATTGAATACATCTTTTAAATATTGAGTTAATTTTTCTTCAAACCAAGGCTGTTCATTGCTAAAATGAACAGCCTTATCATTTACTATATTTCCATCAGCTACTAATAATCCTAATAAATAGCCTAATTTTTCATCTACATATTGTGGTATACGTACTTGTGTTTCATAATTATATGGAATACGTTTGGTATTAAAATTGATTTTAAAATAATCTGTTTTTCTATAATTTGGTGATTTAGAAATAACAGCAACGTCCCCTTCTTCTAAATCAGCGAATTTTTTCATTGCAAATTCACATTTTTTTGTCCAAACTTTAATTTTATGATCTGGTGTAGCTTCTAGTTCATAGCCATGTTTGGTTACAATTTTAATTGTATGATCGACTGTTTCTTTCCAAAAATGGGATGATTGTGCTGTTGTTGTATCATCAACTGCTAAGTTATAAACTTTATCAGTTAAACCTTCTGATAGGTTACTCCCAATTCTATCAATTAGTTCTAAACCATTTTCAGTTATAGAATATGCATTGCGGCAGCACTTGCCACTACTACGATCTCCAACTAAATTAATTACTCTACCAACAGCCCACCCACCACCTAAAACACAATCTAATAATTGTGAACCTGAACTTATAAATTCTGTTTTTGCGGGCTCAAAATATGCCATTAGTCTTCCTCTTCCATTTTGAATTCTGCATCAAATAAATCTTCTTCTGCAAATCCATATTTTTTAGCTAATTCTGGATCTGAAGTCATAAATTCTGCGTAGTCATACACTACTCCATTAGTAGTAAATACTATACCCTCATCACGCCAAGTTTTTAATTTATTTAGTGCTCCTTCTATAGCATCTATAAATTGATCAAATGTTTCTGCATCAACAGCCAAATATTTATTTCTCCACGTACAGAGAAATCTTGCCATTACTTATCTCCTTTTATTTGCTCTTTAAATTTAATCCAGTGGAGGGCCAGTCTTATATCACAAAAGTTAAATCTGCTATCTATAAAACTCTTGTGGAAAGTCGTACTGGAAACTATACAACTCTCACTGGCCCTCCACCAGAACTGTTAGTAATTTGCTAGATAGAGTGTTTCATGAAGGTCGAAACGCCCGCCTAAAGCATCTTGTACTAAGATCTCCTTAGTCACCATGCTCTATCTAGCAATGTCTTAATTTAAAGATAACTCAACTTTTACAGCTTCTTTTAGATCATCTGTGTCTGGCCAATCAGATGGGTCAACACTAAGATGTAAACTATTAACTACATTAATAACTTCATCACGATCCATCTTTTGAATGGCTTCAGAATTTAGTTTAGAAGTAGAAGTTTTCTTTGGTTCTTCTTTTGGTTCATCCTTAACCAATTTTAATCCAGGTTTTGTTTCCTTTTTTTCTTCTACTACTTTTTCTTCTTTAACTTCTTCTGATGAAGATTCACTTTGTTCTGATGTATTCTCAACTTTACCTTGCATCACTTTGCGAATATGATCTTCATCTTTAAAATTAAGAAGATTTGGAATAGGATTTTCTTCAACAAACTTTAGCCATTTGTTGATGTCTTCTGGATCACCTAATGGTGACGGATTACGATCTGGCTTAAAGCTTTCATACTTAATAAACGGCTTTTTTCCATTTACAATGAAATTGATATCAAATCCTTCTTCAATATCATCATAGAAAAGATATGTATCTGTCTTTTTATCATAAGCTGTTTGTGCTAATTGTCGCTCAACAACTGATGGAGCAGACCATAGTTTAGGACCAGCCCCCGCATCACTACGATCAATAACCCACATAAGAAAAGCGAAACGGGCTTTTAGTGCTTCAGCTTCTTTATCACTATATGATCCAGTACGTAAATCTTCACAAATAGGGCAATTACCTCTGTTCATTTTTTCTAAACAAAGGAAAGCTGATTTATTTAAACCAATATTATAATGAGCAAAAATCCTTACACCGTAGTCTTCGGCATCTTCCCATGATGCTGGTAGAATACGAACACAATGATCTGTACCACCATCCTTAACTTGAAATCGATTTACCTTTTTGGTGAAAATGAAATCCATGTTTCCATTGTCACCTTCTCGTCTCTTTGTAAGTATCTCGCGTCGTTTAGCTAGTAGATCCGGATTCTTACGATTCTTTAGAAATGAAAAACTTGTAGCCATGTATCCTTGTTCTCCTGTATCTAATTATTTCTTTGGTAATTCTAAGTTATGCAATACAAATCGCATAAGTTCTCCGTCTAAAAATAAGACTGTATTGTTGTTGTTTGTTTTAACTTGTGGGAATTGTGCTTTTACTAGTTTTAATTCTTCTCCTGAAATAGTTACATAAAGAGCATTATTTGTTGATGGTAAAACTTTATCCTTGGATAATTCAAATGTTTTCTTGCCAAATCCGAAATTATACTCAATCATATTAATTCTCCTATTCTTGATTGCGATTACGTCTAGCTTCTACAGCAGCATTTTTGGCTTCTACATAGTCTGCATTATTCTGGGCTCGTAATGGAACATTAGAAAATGTTCCTTTTAATTGCAAGTCTACCAGTTTAGTTAGCATAGATGCACGTTGATGAAATGATTCCTTAACACCAAACCAACGATTAGCTTCATACTTAGCCGATACTGCATTTTTTAGTGCATCTACATACTCTACTCTAACTAGAATTTCTGAATCTACTTTTGCGTCACTTAGCTTTTCATATTGCATTCTAATTTCTTTTGAAAGAGCCGCATATACTCGTTTTACTTCGTTTTCTGCTTCATCACGATTTGCTACAGCCAACGCATATTGATCTGCAACTGCATCAAATGTTACTGGTTGTTGTGCTAATTCTTCACTTAGATTGTTTACATCAATATTTTCTTTTGCACGATACTCATCAATTAATTCAGACATTTTATTTTCTCCTTATATAATATCAATAAATTAAGAAATGGGAGATTTGAAGGCAATTAGATAATTGTCTTATACCTTACGATATAAGAAATCTCCCACTAGCCTAATGGCTTAGGAATTAATGGTTAGATTTGCGAGACCTCCATTTCTCGCGTGAGAATGTTGCGGATATTCTATGATACGTTTTTATAGAAAGTCCGTCAAGCCGTGAAATTTTTAATTTTGGCGTTTCCTAGTTTTTATATATGGTTTAGACCTAACCTTTTTTCTTGGTTTACTAAAATCCACATTAGCTAAAAATTCCTTATACATTTGTTCACGCTCAGATAAATACATTTTTTCAAATAATTGTTCTTTTATACATTGGAATAGCCAACGTTTATCAACAACAATTTCATTGTTTCCTATTCGAATTTTCGATGAACCAGCGTTCATATTTAGATGAATGTCTAGAATGGCTACTGGGGCGCCTTTCATTCCATAGCATATATCTGCTTCTAATTTTGTAAATGCATCATTAATTTTATTACGTAAATTATCATCCGATTTTTTGGCTAATTTTTCGGATAAGGCAGATAATCTATCTTCATCGGTCATTTAATTCTCCTATATAAGAGTTAATATAAAAAGCATTATAGCGATAAACACTAATGCTAATTCTAGTTGATATTTATTTAGCCAATTGCCTATTTTTTCTTTCATAGTTAAGCCGATTTACGATAACGTTTTTTGTAATCACAATGAGAACATTCACAACCATACTCTCCAAAGTCTTTTTCAAAATAAATATCACACCAAGCACAATTATTATCATCACACCAATCTTCACCATCATCCATTTCTTTATTTTGTACTGGATGATTGGGAGGTGTAGGTAGATTTATATTCGGAAGATGCCATAAATGGCGTGCTTCTCTATCTCGACATGGAGCACATAGAGCATAATTATCACATTTGATACTGTGTTTTCCATCTTCATCTTCCCACATAGTATCATGAGCTACAATTGAATCGCAGGTTTCACATTTATGTTCACAGCCACCATAATAAACATTTGGTTCATAAGGAAAATGATTTTTGTTGTACATGATTTAATCTCCTTTATTCTTGTGGATACCAAACAAAAACACCCCAATATTCATTTAATCCTTCTAATTGTTCATCAGAAATATCTACTTCCCATTCTCTATAATCCATATTATCTTTAAAGTTTGTGGTATCTATTTTTAATTTATGAAGAATAACTTCATCTGATCTATAACCAGTAATAACTAGTTTCATTATTAATCTCCCATTAAGATTACTTTAGCACACATTAATGTAATTGGGGCTAGTTTTTCTCCGTTATAACATTGACGCTCCATAAATGCCATTAAAACTTTTAATGCTTTAGCTAGGGTATCATCAGATTTAGCTCCTAGTGCAACTTTATTCATATAAGAAACAACAATTAAACGTACACTTTCAGGATCTTGATCTTCTAATCCTTTAATTGCCTTGGTAATATCTTCCCATGTACTTTCAGCTAATAACAGTCTACATAAATCAATTGCGCTAGCATTATCTTCACCACTAGAAGATTTAATAATTTCTTTAGCTTCTTCCAGTGATTTTACATTTTGCACAGATTGTAAATATTTTAGTGCTCGACGTGGACTACCATCGCTTTTCATTACAATTAATGTGAGAATATTAGAAGCAATCTCTAATTTTTCTTTTTCTACAATATTTGTAAGAAAAGCTTTTAATGTAGCATTATCTACTTTCTTTAACTTATAACCATCTGGTGGTGTACATCTACTAAGAATTGCTTTTGGAATCTTGGTAGGTTCTGTAGAGCATAAAATCCAGTGTACATGAGATGGCGGTTCTTCTAATGGTTTAAGTAATGCATCGAAAGCATTTTTTGATAATCGATGTACTTCATCTAGAATAATAACCCTATGTTTATTTGTACCAAAAGGAACAAATGATAAGAAATCTAATATTTCTCGAATATCATCAATAGAATTTTTATCACTTGAATTAAATTCAAGAATATTAGAATCATCACATCCCAATGATTTAGCTACAACTCTAGCTGTGGATGTTTTACCTAATCCTGGTTCACCACTAAACAACAAGCATGGAGCTAAGTTACCATTGGAGACTTGTTCTTGTAATGACTTTACAACAGCTTCTTGTCCAATAATATCGGTAAATGTTTGTGGACGATACTTTTGTGTTAAATCTAACATTGTATAATTCTCCTTTAATTTCCTAATGAAATAAATCCATATAAACCTAAAATTAATGGTAGACAAAGAAGTATTAATGATAAAAATAATAATGTTCCTTCTACTAAATTACGTAAATTATCATCATCTAATAACGTCCCTGTCATATTATTGACCCATAACATTAATACTAGTGAATACGTTAATAAAAAATCCTAATATATAAAAAGCTCCCATTTTAATCAAAAATACCAATTGCGGTTTTTGAACTAATTATTTCAAAAGTTTTTAATTTTTCATTTTTCCAATTTAACCATGAATTATCAAGATTAGGATTCCAATCTTTTCTAAAATATCTATTTACCATATTTAATAATTGACCTGGTTCCACGTTGTATATTTTTGCTAATATTGTATATGTGGGTTTATTATTATTAACCCATAATTTATAAATTTCTATAGCAGAAAGCCAAATTTGAATACTTCTTTGGTTCATTAAAACTTTAGGATGTTCCCATGCTTTTACTCCAAATAGATGGTTTTCTGCTCCACGTTTATTTATTTCTGGATGTTTTCGACGTGGATTGTTATCTCCTGTAATTTTGGCCTTTACTTCTGGCCGACACATAGGATTTTTACTTCCGGCGGTTTTTCCTATTCTACTTTTCGCAATTTTTTGTTTAGTGCTATCACTGTGGGTTTTCCCATAAAATGGGTTTTTCTCACCTTTAAATAAATTTCGCCTTTTTTCTCTATCTTCATCAGAAATTTTAGTTCCTAATCTAGCGATCCGAAGTTTATTTTTAACTTCAGGAGTCATAGTGACACTTTCACCACCACGACTTTTATTAGTTAAATACCCTCCATCAAATTCGGTTTTCCACAAATCGATATATTTTATTTCTAAATCAAAAGCTTCTTGTTCTGATAAATTAGTATGTAAAAATATAATTTGTATTTTATCTTTAAAGTTTCTAATTGTAGATAATTTATTTACATTAAACCAACGTTTTTTACCTGAAGATAAAATTTTAAACTTTTTTCCATTCCATAGTTCTTCTTCTTTAAAATGAGCTATATAGCGTTCACCACATCCTTTTCCGATGTAAAAAGGATGTAGTTCCCATTTAACCCATAATGCATATATATAATATGAATTCATTTAAAACAAATTAATTATTCTCCTATTTTACTTTATTATTGTAAATTTGGATTTGAAATTTAATAAATTTATTTAATTTTTCATCGGCTCCATCATGTGGATCACACATTTTATTTAATAGATCTACTGCCTTTGATGAAGTACTATCATCAAATAATTCTTCTAAAAAATCAGATATATTATAAGCTGCTAATGTATATAAATATAAAGCTTGTTGTTCAATAGTTAAACTATTAGTCATCAGTTATTTTCCTTATATGGATTTTCCATTAATCCAACATCAACACTCGTAATTGTTTTTACTTCATGCATTTCTAACCAATTGTCTCCTATTGATACTTCCACTGCTAAAGGAACATTGATAAATGGAAATTTACAATCTAACATCATGTATGCGATTTTATTATAATCTTCTTCCACTGTTTCTTCAGGGAATATAAATCCTAAATCGTCATGAATCTGCCATATAGGCGTATATTTTTCTTGATTAGTTTCAATTGCATATTCACTAATTCTACAAAAAGCGTCCATTACAATTGTAGCAGCGCTTTCTTGAATTGGTGTGTTTACTATTTCCCCCATTTCTAAATATGGCGTTCTTTTTCCATATCTCCTACGATAATTGGTTAATGTTTCTACGTAGCCATTCTTCCTAACAAATTCATATGTTTTATTTTGCCATTCTTTTAATGCTTTTAATTCTGTCCAGAATTGTTTATCCAATTCTTTAGCTATATCAAATGGAATTTCCATTCCTTCAGCTTTAGATTTAACAGCCGCATTAAAAATGCCAGCAAATACCCATTGATTTTTAGTGGTACTACGAAGTTCTTTTATAGCTGTTTTATCATTTAGAAATTTATTTAAATCTCCACCTACTCTTTTGGGATGGGCTTTAGCAATACGTATTGCCCAATCTTTATGAACATCATAATTCATAAACACAGCTTTACGTAGAACCGGATCTTTGCTATTCATTACGGCAGTACGATACTCTATTTGACCATAATCCAATGAAACTAATTTATATCCTTTAGGCACTCTAATAGCTTTTCGTACTATTGCTTCATCTGTATGTTTCGGAAAATTTTGGAAATTAGGTGAGTCAGATGATAGACGAAGTGTAGCTGTTGAGTTAACGTTAAAAAACGGATGAAACTTACCATCAGGATATACTAATGATTCCTTACCTATAAATGGACTTAAATAAGTGGATTGTAATTTATTTGTTAATTTACGTATTTCTAATATCCATTTAGCTACTGGATGATCTATTTTAGATAATGTTTCTTCATCTGAACTATCTTTGGTTTCTACTTTTCTACCTTCATCAGTTTTAGTTACAACTTCTTTAGAAAGGTCAAAACCAAGATATTTAAATAAATTAACTACATCAGCTGGAGAGTTAGGATTAAATCCCCCGAATCGACTAATAAATTCTTTTACATCTTTATTATTATTAATCGCATTAAGAGTATTTTGTACTTTTATATCTGCATCTTTATTTATTCTATGAGCTTCTTCTAAATCTGGTTGAATACCTTTTATTTGTGTTAATACGACGGCCGGTAATTTTCTGTTCTGTCGATTAAAAACTTCTAATTGTGTTGGGTCTTCTTCTAATAATTCTTTTTGATGTAAGTAAATAGCGTCAGACCACTTAACATCCATCGCGTTATATGTAAGTACGTCTTCTAATGGCTCAGTAGCCAAATTAGCTGAATCAACGTGTGATAGGTGTTTAAGATTGAATCCAAAGTATAATAATGTTAATTCTCCTAATCCTAATAAACCACGTCTACCATTTAATATGTATCCTTGTGTTAAGGTACAAATCCAATTTTTATATGCAATCTTTTTAGAATATTTATATAATAGCCATTCTAGTTCATAGACAGAATTATGTGCTTCTTTTATCAGATTAGATAACAGTAATTTAAGTAATAATAAATCTAATTTTTTCCGTTCGTTTTCCGTCCATTTGGCCTCAGGGTGGTCAAGCGGAAACGCCATACATTTTTGAAATGTACCAATAGAAACCGTTAGTATTTTACTATTCTGATGATAAGGACGATATAAATTATGGCCGGGGGGTAATGTGGCCGCAGTCTCAATATCGATTGCAAACCGATTTGAGGTTTTTAAAAGTTCATTAATAAATTGTTCTATCTTTGCTATAGATTTATATTCTATTTCTACACCATCAAAATATGTTGTTGGATTAACTACATGTGGTTTAATACCTTTATCTAAAAAATCATAAGCAGATTTAATATCGCGTTTGAACAGATCTGTTAGTTCTGGTTTATTTTTATTACTGCGAATAATATATGAAGGATGAAACATGGGAAAGTACCACATTTCATGACCTTTAACACTTACTGGAAAATGTCTATTGCGCCACACATTTACTTTTATTTCATCAGTAAATTTATCTCCTAATATCCATTTAAGTGGGTATTCACCAAATCCAAATATGGCTTTAGGTTTTGTGGCTAAAATATCTTTTTCTACTGATGGTCTACAACATTCTACAGCTTCTAGAGGTGGTTTATTATTTAGTTCTCTTGTTCGAGTTACATTATTACGTCTAGTTTTTTCCCATTGATCTTCAGAAAAACAACTACGTAAGAATTCACCAGATGGTCCAACAAAAGGTTTACCTTTAGCATCTTCTATTTCACCTGGTCCTAGACCAAGTAACAATACATCTGGATGTAAAGAACCATCTGGTGGCATATTAGAATTTTTATTTTTTGGATTATTAGCTAATGGGCATAATGCACATTGAGCTGCATGTAAAAGTTTTGTGTTTATTTTACTTGATGCAAGTTTTGTAAAATGGAAACTCAAAATTAATTACCTTTTCGATTAATTATTTCTTCTACAATTTCAATACAAATTTTGTCAATTTTTTCTTTATTTGGATATTTAGGTAAAGTTGTTATTTGGTATAATTTATCTAATTCTTTTTCCTGCTCTTCAGCCCAATTAATTAATTGGTCATAAGGCCACCCACCATTACGGATATATAATAATTCTTCTCTATCATTAACTTGTGGGTCTGATCTATTAACTATTAACTCATGATTCATTAAAATTTCTTTACCTTGTCGCATTAAACGAACTAGATGCATAGCATGTTTAGTATCATACCCAAATTCGCTTTCTAATTTTGCACGATCAGCATTCCGTGTAATTTTCCAATTTTGGTATTGTTGCCATTCTTGAGCAGCTCGTTGATATTTATTTTCCTGATCTAGATACAATATAAAATTTTCATCAGTAATTTCTAGTTTATTCTCATTTTTAAGAGAATTTAATGCACCTAGCTGATCTGAAGAAATAATTTTTGTTGGTGGTAAATTAAATTCATCTCGTGAAGGTTTATGGGTGGGTGGATTTAATAACCATTTACGATGTGTTTTAATTCTTTTTAATTGTGAGACAGCATATCCTGAATATGTAAATTTTACTTTACTAGAAAGGAAATCTTTTTTAATTTCTAATAGTTTAGAAAAAAGAGAATTATAATAGATCCAATAATCGGGGTCTAACCATAATAATTCTAATATATTTGGATTATTATCAATAGCTAATTTACAAAATTTAATAATATTGTATACAGCGCCATCTGGTTTCGACATTTGTATTTGTTCAAGTGATTTATTAAATCCTAAAAAATAGTCTTTTGGAGGTACACAAATACCGGCCATATCAATATCAGAATTAACATTATTTAATCCATAACTAGTACTACCATGTATAGTAAGAAATAATGTATTACTATTTAGCCAATTTAAATCATATACACTTCTATTTTTCCATGCATCTTGTATAAATAATTTTGCATCTGCTAAATTCATTGTAATATTTTTTATTTATGACCACATTTGAAATATTGCTGAAATCCATTTAGGTGGTTTGTTGCGTGCAAAAATAACTAATCCTCTTACATTAGTCGTATCTTTCTTTTGAGACAAAGCGGACTCCATAGTTAATCCTGTGGTATACACATCATCCACAAATAATTCTATTTCTGAAGAAGGATCTATATATGCTTTTAAGACTTCAGCAAATTGATCCCCACCGCGCGGAATTGGAGTTACATATCCAAATTTAATTTTTTGAGATACTAATAAAGCTAAAGTACGTAAATCTTCAATAGTTAGATTATCACATTCAATTTTAAAATTAGATTTTTTACCACTATGTAAAGTAAATTCACCTAATTGAAATAAATTTGTGTTCATTATTTTATCCTTTAATTATTTGTAAACTTATGAACAGTATTCCCAATTTGCTTCTAATAAAAATGTTTCAACATTTGAAAAGACATTATTTATATCACTATCAAC